AGGGGATGTCCGGGGACTCCTGCTGGAGCGAGATGGTCAGCTTGCCAGCTTTGTTCGCATTCATGATGTAGGTTGTGTCGCCCTTGACCCCCTTCTTCATGGAGTGATTGGCCTCGTCACGGGCCAATGTGAACAGGCTGTCGCCGAACATACGCAGTTGCCTACCGTTAAAGGCAACGTTCACCTTCAGCGGGTCATAGTTCTTCAGCATAGCTCTTTACCTCCTTTAGAGCGTCGCACGGAGGACGCCCTTGGTCTTGACCTGATGGACAGCGCCGCACAGCAGGGCCTCCCAGATGATGTCGGGCATAACCCGGTTCCGGCGCTGCTCTTCAGTACTGTCCGCATACTTCGGGATGCTCACGGTAAAGATACCGGCCCTGCTCTCCTGGTCGCGGGCAATGATGTTGTGGTCCTCGTCCGCCGCCTCGGACAGCGCCTGCAGCACCGCTGTAGTAATGAGGCCGAAACCGGCGTCGCTGTAGTCGATGTTGGCGTTCTCCAGCAGAATGTCGTACAAAAGGTCGCGCATCCGCTTGGCAATCCAGTCGCCGCCCAGCACCACGTCGATAAACTCGCCGTTGAGACAGACACCATCCTTGACGTACTGGCGCTTGTACTCCTCAGTGAGATAGTTGACATGGTTCTCGTTCAGCTGGTTGCGCTGGCCCTCGGTCAGCTTGGGCCGACTGATGAGCTTCGTGCCCTCGCTGGTGGCGGCGTTGCCGTCCTGCGGCCTCTTGAACTTCCAGGTCACGTTCTTCGGATAGAACGGGCCGACGTTGCCGGTGTAGGAGGCGTCGGGCTCCTCGCTGAGGTACTTCTCCTCGGTGTAGATGACAGCGGCGCGGGCGGTGTTGTCGGCGAAGTCGAGGTCGCTGGTCTGGCCCATGTAGAACTTCCGGTGATCCTCCACGCCGGTGCCAAGCTCCGCCTCGGTAGGCTCACTGGCCTCGGCGAACTTTGCCAGGGTCTTGACGAACTCCGGCTCGTCCCGGTCGGTCAGGAAGTAGTACCAATCATCGTCCTCGTCCCGCTGGAACTCCTTGATGGTCTCGATGAGGCTGTCAGCGGCGGTCATGGCGTCCTTGCCGTTGGTGAAGGTCTTTTTCCCGGTGGCGACGAACTCCTGAGACATAGCCTCGTCCAGGAAGATTTCAATGCGCTCAGGAATGGAGTCGGTGCTGCCGCCCTCGGTGGCGGTGAACGTGACCACGGTGTCCTTCGCGGAGGCGGTGTAGGTCTTGCCGCCCTTGGTAAAGGAAGCCCCGTTGAACTGTGCCGCCAGCTTCATGCCGTCCTCGATCTCGACTTTTGCGGTCAGCGTGACCACGGCCTTGTCGTCGCCGCCGATCCGCACGTAGAGCTTCTGCTTCGCGGCGGGGGCGTCAAACGGGAACACATCGTTGTCGAAATCGATAACGAAGGTAGCGGCGACAGCGGGGGATGCGGTGGGCGGCTCGAATCCCACGATCTTGAACTTGTTGACCAGCGTCTCGGCCAGCGTGGTCTTGCCCTGGTTCATCAGGGTGGTCGCCTTGCGGACAATCTTCGAGTTGGGGGTCTTTCCATCATCCCCATAGACAGCCTTGACGCTCTCAACATCCCGGTACACACCGACGGGCTGGGCCCCGGTGGTCGAGATGAGCAGAATGTCAAGGCTCTCCTTTGTCGTAGGCAGCGCGTCGCGCTTCACAACGACAATTACGTCTTTTGCCATTTTGCGTTTCCTCCTTCTTACTGGTGTGCGTTTCCTGGGGTATTGGCCTCCCGAATAGTGGTGGCCGGCATCTCGTCGGTGCGGATATAGGCAAAGCGCACATCGAATCCGTACCGGCGAACGGTATCCTCCACCACAAATCCGCTCCGGTTTGCGACGGAGCCAACATTGCGGATCACGATATCCTCGCTGCCGACCAGGATGCAATGCCCGTTCAGCAGGAAGAACCCGTGCGCCTTGTCAGCGAGGCCAAGAGCCTCATCCTCGCCGTAGATATAGCTGCCGTCCTCAGCCTCCCGGTTCTGACCGCAGAAGGTGAAAGACATCGTTGCCTCTACCGGCTCGGAACGTATGTGGCGGTAGCCTTGCTCCTCATCCCCCACGACCTCATGCCGCCCAAAGGCGTGGTTGGATGTGCGCGGTGTCAGGACACTGTAGTAGCAGTATGGGAACTCTGGCCGGTCCGCTATCTGGTCAGACAGAACAACAGGACGACCGGTGTGCGCTTCAAGGCCGGACACAATAGCGTTACGGGCCTGGACGAACGTCACTTCTTCACCACCCCTTCCACGATGTACCGCACCATGGGGTGGATACTGTTGTGGCTCAGCGAGGTCTTGACGGTGTATCTCTGGCCATCGAAGGTGTCCTCAATGATCTGGTTGGTGCCGATCTCCACCGGGTCATCGGTGTAGAGTTTCTGCGAGTTCTCGGTGTACGTCCCTTCCGGCAGATCCTTCAGGTCCTTGTCCGATAGCGGCATGACGATGCCTTTGAACGTCTTTACCGCCTTTTCGACCGGACGGGACTGCCCGCCGGGGCCATCGCGGACAAAGGTGCGCTCATAGACCTTCAGCGAGTGAAGCAAGGCCCTGGGGAGCCTGGGTGTTGCCGCAAAATTCATTCTATTACCACCTCGTAAGCAATCCGGTCACGGATGTGTGTGCCGGATTCATATAGCGTGGTGTGCTGCGTCTTGTGGTCGAAATCAGACTTCGGTGTGACCCTGTTCTGATCGATGAAGCTCTGCGCCAGCTGGGCGGCCTGGGCCCCGATGGACTCTGCCGCAGCGGTGGGGGTGATGGTCCCCTCCAGCATCTTTACCATTGCCCCGGTCACGATGCTGCCCAGTTCTTTCTGCTGTGCGTCAAAACTCGCCCGGATAAAGGAACGTTCCGGGAGGGTAACACTTTTCACCAGCAGATACATCGCCTCACTCTCCGTCTTGCCGCCGCGTTTCTTCTTGTCCCGGACCATGAGGAGTTTGCCGTCCTTCGCGTTGACAAAACGCAGGTCGCTGAAGGCTCTGGGAGAGCCGGCGGCCTGGGCCTCCTTGGTCAGAGGGATGGCGAGGTACTTTCCCTTCTTGGGCTTGATAGTGGCGCCATACTCATGGGCGTGGGCGATGGCCATAATATCGGAGTCCGCCTTACCACCAACGATGCCCACCCGGATTTTCTTCTGCTCCATCTCCTGGCACGCGGCTTTGATGCGGTTGAAGTCTTCCAGGAGCCGCTCTATCCCGTCCACATCAATACCTCCTGTATAGGTTGACAAGCTGCAGCCAGGCATCTGGTGTGGACTTGTCGAAGGTCCAGCTTACATCCGAGATGGAGAAGGATTTCAGCCCCTGGGAGCCGTTCTGCATATTCGCATACGCCTGGGACACCATGTCCCAGACAAGGCCCTCCAGGTCTGCTGGGAGCGTCTGGGGCTCCTCGTCCGTGGCATCCTTCGGAAGCACATAGCCTGCCGTGTAGCACACCTCAATGTTCCGCTTGGTCTCAATAATGTCATTGGCAAGGCCCCGGCGGTACCCGGCCCTCAGCCAGCCGTCATCCCGGTAGATGACGCCGATGTTGGCGGTCTGCCCGTAGTCGTAGAGTTCAGGGGGGACAATCCTCCCGGCCTCTTTGACATAGTCAACGCTGACGATTGGGTATTTCAGCGTGACCAGCTCCTGCTGGCCGTCGGCCTCGTAGAACTCACGGTAGGTGTTCTTGCCGAGGGGTCTGCCCACCTGCTGCTCCACCCAGGACGACGCCTTATTGATCAGCAGTTCAACGAGGGTACAGGTGCGCTCGTCGGTCTCATCATCAAGGCTCAGCATGAGCTTCATCCTGTCAAGCGTGGTAAGTGCGTTATTCGCAAGCATACAAACCTCCTGTCAGTATAGGGGCGGCAGGTTGCCCCACCGCCCCTTGACCCTCTATTCGGCGTTCTCGGGCCGTTCCTGGCCGTCCCCGTTGCCTCCGGGGGTAGGAGGCGCACCCTTGCCTTCCCCCTTGCCAGGGGGCGCGACAGGCGGCTTTCCGGCCTTCTTCTCCTTGCCGGGGGCAGCCGCCTTGTTTGCGGACGGCTTTACGATGTCATAGAACCTCGGCATTTCGTGGCCCTCCTTACACCGGCTGAACGGCGGCGTCTCCCAGCACGACCGCAAGGCCGCCGGTGGTCTCGTCGTTCCCGGTGACGGTGAACTTCACAATGGACTTCAAGCCCACAAGGTCAACATCAATGTTGACCACACCACCAGCGGGCACGTCACCCTCATCATCCGCAGCCTCGATGGGCTCGTTCTTGAAGGTGTCCTCCCCGCCGGTGGTCTGCTTCTCAGGGAACACCCGCTCGTCAGTGACGGGCGCGAAAGTCTCACCGTCGTCACTGTGCTCCACCTTCACGGTCATCGTGGCGCCGGACGCAACGTTGGCGCCGATGACGGCGGAGAGAAAACCCGTCCGGTCGATGGCCTCGCCGGACTTGTAGGGGATCGCAGTCACGTTCTGAAACAGATTGCGCTTCATTGTCTCATTTCCTCCTTCTCAGATTAGACGGGGACGGCAACGCCGGTAGCCACCACGAAGCTCTCGTCATGGCGCAGGCCCACGTCCACGTTGTCGATGGCCCGGATGAGGGTCTGGTCGTTCTCGAAAGCGGACACAAGGTTGCCCGCCTCGTCAGTCCAGGAGCCCTCGCGGCTGGTCTCGATCTCCAGGGCGCCCTGCTCACCGATGATGAGGTCGTTCCAGTTGCCGAAGGCGATCTTGGTCTTGCCATCCTCGGTGTCGATCAGGTTGGTGGTGCGGTAGGGGTAGCCCGCCAGGGTGCGCTGCTTGTTCATCTCCTCAGCAAAGATGAAGCCGCCCACCTGGTCGCGCATGGACTTGAAGAACTGCTCCACGCTGGTGTTGAACACGAAGCCCAGGGCATCAGCATAGACGTTGTTCTTCAGCACAGAGGCGACCAGGAAGTTGGGGAACATGGCGGTCAGAACGCCATCGGCGCTGGCATAGGAGGTGCCGGCATCGGCGGCCTTGATGTTCTGGACGGCCTTGTTGTTGAACAGGCCGAGGGGCTGGAACTCCCCGCCGGTGCCGCGGAAAGCACCCCAATCCACGCCCAAGGCCATCTGCTTGGTCACGTCCTGGCCCACGATGACGTCGTTGTCGAAGCTGGTGGACCGAAGGAGGTCGTTGCTCATGGGAATGAGGGCGGTCAGCTTCTTGGAGGACAGGCGGATGTTGCCGAACTTGGGGGCGGTCTTGGGGATCTTCCGGTTCTCCCCGGTGTACATGGCGCGGGTACCAGTCTTCAGCTTGGGGATGTTCAGATTGCCGTGATCCATGGCCAGCCGGCGGGCGCCCAGGTCGTAGATGACCGTGGCGGGGTACAGCAGCTCGATAATCTCGTCCGCATAGACCTCCGGCACCAGGTATCCGCCATCGGTGGGCTGGGTCGCGGCCAGGGCCTTGAACTCGCGGGCCATCTCAGCATCGTTGAACTTGTGCTCGGCGACATAGGCGGCCCGCTCGACCTCGCCTCCAGAGGCGTGGATGCACTTCACGGCGCGGCCGAACATACCGTAGGCGGTCTTGCGCCGCTCAGGGGCGGACATAGACTGGATACGGGCCTTGAAACCGCTGGTGGCACCGCCGTCACGGGATGCGCCGGTGGAGAGGAACAGGCTGGAGTATTTGCGCTGCGCAGGGGCAGCGGGGGCGGGCGTAGCAGCAGGAGCCGGAGCGGGAGCGGCGCCCTTCTGGGCGGAGGGGCCCTCGGCACCCTTCTGGGCCGCAGGCTCACCGGAGCCGGGCTTGGCAGAGGGCTCACCGGCAGACTTCTGGCAGGCTTTCAGAGCGTCCAGCACCTGAGAGATGAACTCAGGCGTAATGGTGGGGTCGCCGCCCTCACCTTCGCCTTCGCCCTCGCCCTTGCTTTCGTCGCCTTCGGGAGCGCCGCCCTCACCAGCGGGGTCGCCAATGCCGCCGGCCTCGATAATGGCGTTCATCTCGGCCATGATGTCATCCTGGGTGATGGCGCTGGGGTCCTTGCCCGCCGCGATGAGGTTCGCAAACACCTGCGCGATGAGGGCGGCGAGCTGTTCCTGGGTCAGTTTCATGTTCAATTACCTCCTGTTTTTGTTGGGGATGATTTCGAATACCATCCCGGCGTTTTTGGTCTGCTTTTTGGGGTCTGCGCTTTTCTTGGGTTTCGCTGCGGGGGCGGGCGGGTCGTCCGGATCAGCCGGGGGCGGGTCAGCGTCAGGCGTGTCCATGAACGAGAGGATTTCCAGCAGCTCCTTGACCACTGCGATGAACGGCTTCAGCGCGTCCATCCTCCGGCGGGAGATTTTGCCGGTCTTGACCTCGGTCTTCAGTTCCTCCACCAGAGACTTCACATCATCAATCTTGGCTTGGTCGTTCATGGCCCAGGTGACGATGGACACTTCCCATAGCTTGATTT